TAACTTATTAAAAATAGTTAAGGCGTTATTATACGCTGTTTCATACGTTTTCGCTCTCGATCTTACTTGTATTGACGGGTAATCAATCCTAAATTTGGGATCGGGATCTGAATCACTGTAATTATACAACGTAACGCACTCTATAGGTGTATCGGGTTCTTTCGATACAAATATATTAATGCTTACCCCTGAATCATTGATTAAATAATCCCTTAAATCGTAACTGGCGTTATTTTGCGTCATACTTTTAACCTTGAAGTTATAATTTTTTTAACTGCTTCAATATTTCTTGAAATTCCTTTTTCAAGGAATTTCGCTTCTCCAAGATTGAATTTTACATTTAAGTTTTCATGCACTATTAAAGCATAATTGGCAAAATTACCTATTTCAATAGCTACTCTTTTTTTTGGCGTAATTAAAAATTTTTTATAAAAACTACTCCTCAAAGTTCCGCTATCTTTTGGGGTAATATCAATGGTTTTATCTTTTACATGGTCATAAGCAAGAGATAAACCTTGTTTAGTTATCCCCTCTTGATTTTTTATAAAATCATTTAAATTTCTAACTAAATTATCACTTTTATAATTCATAACATTATTTTATAGATTATATTGTCACCTTTCAAACTTTTCATTTTATTAACTTTCGTTACTTGTTTAGCCCCTGTTTGACTTTTTGGGGATGTTTCGGCTGATTGCCCCAAATATAACCATCCGTTTACTTCTATTTCTGTTTCAGTATAAACGACACCGTCGCTTCTTTGCTCTTGGCCTACATTATCCGTAACGTATAACTCGTTTTTATCTTCCCATCGGACATTAATAGATTGTGATGTGTACGTTGAATAATCACCGTAAGCGTCTAAGACCCCACTACCTACCCAATAAGTAGCCGTATCAAAATACTTAGTCATTTACGTTAATCACTCTTACCGATACTTTTTTACCGCCTAAACCCTGCATCGTTCCAGTACTATCTAACATTAATACCATTTGCCCAAACTGAGAAAATTCTAAACCTTTGCCAAAACCACCAGCGTATGTATCTGTGGCATCGCCTAACTTTTGGGTTTTTAATTGTCTTTCATCGTTATGCAACGTCAATAAGTGAGCTGTTAAATACTTTTCAATTTGTGTTAATTCATCATCACTTAAACCACTGTTACCAAGGTGTTTAGTAACCAATAAGTTAGCAGTATCAATGAACGGCGTAGTATCCGTCACCTTATTTAAACTTATTATCTTCTTAACCTCAGTATCAGTGGTTCGTGCCATTTTTTAAACTTCCTCTTTTACTTCTTCGTTTATTTCTTGTACTTCTTCTTTCTTTTTAATTTGTTTCTTTTTCGGCTTTTCTTCAACTTCAACTTTTGTCAATTTATTAACAAAAATTGGTTTTCTTGCTTCTTCTTCTGTTAGCTTAATAACAGAATTGCGAGGGAAATAATTCCCCTCGCTATCTGTGTGATTACCGCTAATAATATAACTATATTTTTTAGCCATAATTTACTAACTACGCTCCCGTTGCGTAACAAACTCCAGAATTTCCGTTAGAATCGGATTTTACAACTAACGCCATAGCTCCTAAAACAGTGAAATTAGAAAGCATTGCCTCCGTTTTTGGTTGTTCGAAAAATGTTAAATCTTGAGCCACTTTTAACTCGATTACATCGCTACGCATTTCTACTAACAACAATTCGCCATCAGCTAATCCAGTACCTAACTCAACTTTTCTAATCGGCGCATATGATTCAAAACGCTCTTTAAAGGTTTTTTCGCCTTTAGTTGTGCTGTAATCTTGGTCAATATATCCCCAATTATCAGGTGATACATACAACACACAAGAATTCTCTGCGTAACCATAGCCGTCATTTTGCAACTTCTGTATCATTGATTCAATGTTAGCTAGTGGTGTTTCACTTCCACCGCCCCATGCATTAGAAATGGTTACAGTGTTTACATTTGGTTGATTTTTCAATCCGTATAACTGAAAACTATCAACGTTACGACCATAACCATTTAAGCAAGTGGTATTAATTGATTCCGACACAACTCGTGTTGCAACTTCAATTCCAGTAGTTGAAAGTCTAGATGTGGCCTGCATTTGTCTTTCGGTTAAAGAAAAATCTTTTCTGAAAATCGGTACTGGAACACCTGCTTCAGTGAATGATAACGCACCGTTCTGTGAACGTGTGATTCCATCCATGGATACCTCAGCTGGGGTCATATCCGACACTTTATCATACGATACAATCGTATCACCTAAGTTTAAGCTGTTATCCACAAGCCCATACTCATTTAAATCTTGTACAAGTTTTAACTCTTGCTTTGCAACTTTGACCAAAGCGTCATCAAAAAACTTATAAGAATCTGTTGGTAATGAACCGTTAGTTCTCATTTTTTGAATATCTAATTTTCCTGTCTCTTTGTTAAATATAAACATTTTAAATCCTCCTTATAAAATTTCTAATTTGATTCTAGCTTTCGATCCACCTGCGCTATTATCAACTGCTGTTAATGCGTACGCTTGAGTGTTTGAACCGTCTGCGTCTTTTTTAAATCCCCCTGCACCGTCAAATTCTAACGGATCGCCGATAACGATTGCTACTGCCGAAGCGGCAACAAAACCGTATACCTCGTCACCCGATTGAGCGTAATTCGCTAAAACGTTGTCTCCAGTTGCATAATCGTCATCAATTCCGCCACCATTTGACGTGTTTTCAACTGCATATAGCAATGAGTTAGTCCCTACCGCCGTATGTCGAATAAAGTCGCCATCGCTGGCTCTCTCGATAAAATCTCCTGGTGTAATTGCACCTTGTGCTTTCCCTTCTTTTCGGAAAGGATTTCCGTTTGTTTTTAAACAAATTGTGTTCTCTGACATTATTTAACCTCCTGTAATCTTTCGATAAACCCTTTTGGTTTATATTCTTCTTTATTATCAATTAAACTTGATCCGTTACCGCTATAATCTTTCGGCTTAATCAAGTTATTGATTTTTTCTAACACTGAAAAAGAAAATGTTTCAACTTCTTCTAAAGTGAAATGTTTATTATCAATTAAACCTTTTTTAAGTCCTTGTTTTTTCTCATCAAATATTTTTGATTGATTCGCAAGAAACTCTTTTTTTTCGTTATCAATTAATTGATTTTCAACTATTTCTTTTTCTTCTGTTTCTGTTTCTGTTTCTGTTTCTGTTTCTGTTTCTGTTTCTGTTTCTACTTCTGTTTCTGCTTCTGCTTCTGCTTCTGCTTCTGCTTCTGCTTCTGTTTCTGTTGTTGCTTCTTCTGTCTCTGGTTCTTCTGTTGTTGCTTCTTCTGTCTTTGGTTCTTCTGTCTCTGGTTCTTCTGTTGTTGCTTCTTCTTCTTTTATTTCTTCGTTTTGAATTTCTGTCATAATGTTATTACCTCCACTCAAATTTAACGCTTGATAGCTAGTCTTTTGGATTACCTCTTGGGCATCATCTTCTAATATCACCACATTATCATCATTAATTGCGTACCTTTCTTTGTATACGCTTCTATTTTTTCCAAACTCGTAAATTACTGAGTTATCGTATATATCAATTATATACACTAAATCGTTATACTTTTTTTCTAGGGTTAAATTTAATAATTTGCTTATTTCTTTTTGGCTGTTTTTCTTACCGCCACACGCTCCCCCACATTGACAACTATTAACGCTGATTGACGCACCGCATCCATCTTCAATACTACATGCTCCAACTGTATTAGGTAACAACGCTAAATGATCGGGTCTAATATTTCTCACAATAGCATCATACTCATTATCACCATACTTACCTGATACCATTTCAACGTTAGAATATAACCCTGTTGATACTTCCATAATCTCACCATTTTCAAAACTTTGAATTAAATAATCTGCATTAAGTTTTTTCACTTTTTCAAGGTTTAAATAAATTTCACCTTTAAGTTTTTTATCTTCATATTTTGAATTAAAAACATACCCCACACTATTTAATTCCTGTATCCGTGGACTTCTCGCACTTACCGCCACCCCTTCAATCTCTGGATGGTTGATAGGTACTGGTACACCATCCCATGTGTTCGCCCATTCTTCAAATTCGTCTGACGGATAAAAAAACCTATTCATAACGCCCTCTTGAGCCATTATAACAGGGATTACCATGTGTTTTACGCCTTCAAAATTGGTGTATTTAATATTACTTGTTTCTACGTTACATTTTATTTTTCGTATCATAATATAACTATCTTACCACTTTTGGATTATCATATACAAGTTCCAAAAGACTTACTGGGATCTCTGTTATTGTACACCTGCAATTCGGTTCACCGATTAATGGCGCAACTTTTTCTTTTGAATAAAACTTATTATTTCTTGCTCGGTGGGTATATCTTACTCTAGCATCCACCCCACTAATCCAACGAAAAACGATTTCTTCACCACCTAAAAAATCAGAATACGCATCAACGTTATTAATCCTAGCAAGATTAAACGCATTAATTACCTCAGTTCTTGCCAATAATTTTGCTCTTGTTATGCCAATTTTTTCAACTCTATCAGAAATCCTTTTAGCCATTTCGTTTGGGTTTTCACCTTGCAATATTCCCTCTGATATAATGTAACTTATTTGTTGGCTCATAGCCTCAGTAATTCCTTTTAATTGGTCAAAATCTCTGGTAAATATTAACTCCATAGCCCTAGCATGTGGGGGTAAATTAACTAAATTAGGTAAATCGGGTATAACATTCTTACCCAATCTTTGTTGCAGTACTGACGTGCTTTTTTTTATTCCTTTACGATAAGCACTGTCAATATACGCTAACAACCAATTAATATTGGGATCATCTTTTTGTGTACTTCCAGCTAAAATTATTTCAGAAATTGCACCTTTTAACCAAGAATCAAATTTTTTCAATTTGTCGCCATCTCTTAAAAAAATAAAATCTTCTTTTTTTAATGCTTGGGCATTATCAACAAAAATTTTATTATCTTTCACGCTTTCCACAATTAATTTATTTAATTGTTTAAATCTTCTGTTAATCTCTGCTACTGCTTTATTTCTTAACGTAAGCGTCCGTGTAGGATCATCACTAACATTACAACATAACATCAGTCTATATCGTTGGCATCTATATCGTTGGCATCTATATCGTTGGCATCTTTACCTTGATAATCTTTGCCCATGATTTCAAAAAATTGTTCAAATGGCATAACTGCATCAGCACTCTCAGTATTCAAGTATTTTTGTAATGCTGTCGCAACAACATCGGCATTTTTGTACAATTGCGCTGTATCTTCTGGTATCAAATTTGGCCATTCAACTTTAAAATCATTTTTTGGAACTGGTAAAACACCATGATCAATAAACCAATTAATTAAAGGTAATATCATAACATTTTCGCAAAAATCAATCTGCCTATTCATAATATTTTTTTTAAAATTGTTTTCGTCTTGTGTGCTTGCCAAGCTACCCGCTTCACTACCTAACAATATACGCATAGGGATTTTAGTTGCACTGGAAATGCATTTAATTATAATATTAAAATGATTTTCTGGGTTAGCTACATCAAAATTAATTGGTTTTGCTTCAATTCCTTTTGTCTTTAAAAATCGGGTCAAACTATTAGAAAAATCTTGCAAATGGGATTCTAAATCTTTTGCACTATCTTCAGTGAAATTGGTATCTGCTTCACTCTCCAAACTCATACCGCCTCGACCATTAAGCCAAAACATCTCAGATCCTCCACCCTTAACTTTCATTAAATCAATTAAATCATTAAACACTTTTTGTAATCTTGGTTGCCCTATAACGTCATTTTCTAATGGATTTTCAACAATATGAATAATTCGGGAATGGTGTACTTTTGTTTGTTTCCCTTTCATTATCTTATTAGCTGTGCTTAATGTTTCGGTTGCGTAATCACCACTATGTATATTATACATTAACGGCAATCCGTATCTAGGTGAGTTTATATTTTCATCGTATTGGTCAATTATAGCATTCCTGCTACTTTTGGGTGAAATATACAAAATATCATTAAAGTTAATGTTGCCTTCTAATGGCTCACTAGGTTTCTTCCCATCTGCAACGCCTATATACAATACTCCATAATCGCCTAACCCTGTTAATATGTCCGCACGTTTTAACTTGTTTAATATTTTTAAACGTGTGTTTTTAAAAATTAATTTTGTTTCTTTCTCAAAAATACTATCTTCGGCTTCTGTTTCGTTTTCAATAATTTTAAATTTACTCTCCCAACAATGATCGGGGTATGTTTCAATTAATCTGCTACCGATACTATCACGTTTATAATAGGCTAGGTAATTATCAAAATTAATTTGGTCTGGATAACCAAATTGTTTAAAATAATTTCTGTTACCCTTATGTGATGACATCAAAAAACCAAAATTGTTAATTCGGCTAGATGTTATACTATTATTATTTTTAATACTTTCTTGATTTTTTACTTGATTCTTAAGTAGTTTATTTTCGGCTCTTAACTGCCTTTCATTTCTCGATTGCGTCACTTAAAAAAATCCTTTTTAGTTTATAAACTAAATAATAAAACAAAATCAAACACAAAGTCAATTTTTAAAACGTCCCTGCCACTTTTTTAGGTTGCATTAATGCTATCTGGACAGCATCAAGTAAAACATCAACTTGATCATCGTGTTTATGCGTCATTAATGGCGTAAAACTGCGTAACTCTGATTTAAAATCATGTATAAAACTTGCTTTTTCGGGTAAAAACACCTTGCCAGTAACTAAATATGGCAACGCATCTTGCGCCCTTGTGAATTTATCTTTGTTCCTTTGCACTGCAATAATATTCATATCGTTTTTTAAATTCTGTATCATATCAGTCCCACTCGATTTATCCTCAATGTACACATACCGCATATTGCCTATTTGATTCGTTGTTGTCTTATGTTTTTCGTGAAATTCAATAAATACACGTTTCAAGTCTGGGCTTTCCCACCGTCCACAAACTAAATCAATTAAATATAAATTATTGTTCTTAACACCCCAGCAAGCAATTGCCGATCTGTCGTTGTGTTCTTTTGTTTTTTGGGCAGTATCTGCCGTAATAAATTTATAGTCAAAAGACGTTTGAATATTGTTTGGCCAATAACTAAAAAACTCGTCCTTGAATATACCACCCCCTAACGGTGCAGGGCTTTGGTATAATTGACTCGCCGTTGAATAAGGATGTGATTTTTTCATCATCTCTAAATCTTCAAGGGTGTGTTTGTATGGCCATAATGCCCCATTTTCTAAATTATGTTCAATCGGGATGCCATACGGATTAATATCATAATTATACACTTTTGATTCGTCCGTAATCTCGCAAGGTAAACAAAGATGATGCCATTTTTCGCCAGTTCCCCCCCCCAATAAAAACCCTGTTGTATCATCTTCATGTAACCGTTGCATAACAATTATTACAGGTACATCTTTGTGAGCTAATCGGCTCATGAATGTATCATTAATCTGTTGGTTTACCTTATCTCTAACAACATCACTATAGGCATCTTGAGGCTTAATTGGATCATCAATAATTAATGCACCAGTGAACCCATCTTTCATTAATCCAGCACCAAACCCTGTAATTGTTCCACCACTAGATACAGCTAATAACCCCCCATCATGGCCTTCAATCCGCCATGATTTTTTTGATTTACTATCCTTTTTAAATTCTAAATTAAATAAACTTTTATACGATTCATGAGCAATTAAATCCTTTATTATCATGCTGTTTTTTAATGCCAAACTGTCGGCATAACTCGCATGGATAAACTCACTACTTGGATTGATAGCAAAACCGTTAGCAATAAATGATATTACAACCTGTTCAGTTTTGGTATATCTTGGTGCAATATTAACTATTAATCGTTTTATTTCACCACTAAATACTCTATCTAGTGTTTTGCCAATTAAATAATGATGTCGATTAAGAATCATCCGTTGTTTTTTTCTCTGATAGAAAAAGTAACGAGTAAACGCTAAACTATTATTAAGTACCGTTTTTTTTAAAATTGCTTTTTCAATATTGGTCATTGAATTTTTTAAAAAACTTCTGTAAATCTTTGTCGCTTACGTTTAATTCTGGTGCTGGATTATTAACATTAATTGTATTTACGGTTTCTTTTGATCCACTAATTAACGCGGAAATCATTTTTAAAGCGTCGTTCGCCCCTTTTGAATCTACCTTATATTCACCTGTATGATGCCCTTTATTGTCAATAATCGGTTGTTTTAGCATGCATTTATGATATATATCCAATAAATGCAACACAATAGCATTTTCATTTACAAATATAGTTTTAATTTGTTCTTGACGTAACACCAAATATTCCGCAACTAAATTATTATTAAGTATTTCCTCATTAATGTTGTTAATATACGTTTCTTTTGGGGATATACTCCCATAAGGGGAGCTACTATTTTTTAAATGTGTTTCACAAAAAATCAATTCTTCATCAGTTAAAAGTTTTTTGATTTCTAAAACTTTCTGAGTTAATTTGTTTGCTTGTGATTGTAATTTACTTTTTTTTGCCATGTTTGAAATTCTCAATAAAACTACATATTTTGGTTTGCGTGATTACTACTTCGTTTTGAGCATCTTTTATTTCTTTTAAATCTTCTTTAATTGATAATGGTGCTTCTTTTTCAATCATTCTAGAAACTTCTTTGCGTGTAGGTCTTTGTCTTAATTCGTAAAAGTGACTAGGTGCGCCACCTATTAATATCGATATTGTACTTATTGCGATATAATGCCATAACTCATCCATTACCTAGTTACTCCCTTAATTTTTTCTATCGTCCTAAAAGCCCCTAAGCCTAATAACACATAAATAATTTCTTTTGTTTCATTGAATTGATTGTAAGGTAATTGTGGCAATGTGTCATTACATAACACCAGTATATAATTAACCACGTCTTTAATTATCAAATTGTATGCTAAGTTAATACCACATGTCCAACCTATTAACGGACGCCAGCCACTCATAAAAAAGTTTTTGTTTAATGCTTCGATCTTGGTAATTTCTGCATTAATAACCTCTGATTTATCTTTAATTGCTTCAATTAATTGGTTCTTATTTAACCTTTGATTTTTTTTAGAATAAACAACCCCTAAAACAGAATTAATCAAGCTAGGCAATACCGATACTATACTAATACCCATAATACCACTCTGTGTGTCTATCCCTATCAATATCAAGATGTATATAATTATTTCCTACGCCTAAGCCAATGAATCTATCTGTTTCTTTTTCAAACTTGTTATCAATAAGAAAATTATAATACTTAGATGAATTAACATAATTAACAATAACCTCTTTTAACTCTTCGCCTGTATAATATTCTTGATTGGTTTTTCTTGCAACAATATCCACAGCCCTTAAATAGGGTTTGTTATGCTGTGCTAAATGCCTTGATCTAAATGGGATACATTCAATTAATGGTGTATCGCCTAACCCATTCTCAAGCGTGTTTATTTTATTTTCGTCACTCAAACTTTTATATATCAAGAAATGCGTCATAAAATCCCTACTAGAATCTGTAATAGTTACGCTAGTATCTAATTTATCTCGTAAAGTCTGTAATATTGCCAATAAGCGTAAATCTGGCATCACATAATTAAATTCTGATAACCAAAAATTTTTACTAAGTTTTAAATTTTCTTTTTTCATCTTCTTAATTTTACCACATAAAAATTATTTTTTGCTAATTACGTAAAAATACATTATTATAATATGTACGCATTAACGTTCTATCTCTGGTTTAGTCCCCCTTTTCCAGAGATAGGTTATTAATAAATTTTGTATAATTCACACTTTTTTTATATATACAAAACCTTGTAATTTCACTAGAAATTACAAAATTACAAAGCCTTAATTTTGTGCTTAGACTTGTCGTCTTGTAATTTCTGCACATTTTTAGAAATTACAAAAAATGTGACGTAGGCACTAAAAAACTATATAAAATAGCTGTTTTGTAACTTTGTAATTTTTCTAGAAATTACAACCCACGTTTTTTTGTGCTTAAATATAGCCTTGTAATTTTGTAACCTGTAATTGCTCCGATTGAAAAAAAAAACGTTTTTTTAAAAAAAGTTGCTTATATTACAAAAGTAAAAATTACAAATTACAAGCCTTTTACGCTTTTTTGCTTTCTTTTTTTTAGTTAAATTTTATATAATGGGGGGTTTTAAAATTATACCCCTTTTAGAGCTTCTATATTCTCTGTAATAAACCTATAGTAAATAAACTTAAAATGATAATTCCTAATATCTACTAAATTATTTATATTTAGATTTCTCTAATAATTTTTAAAATCATATCATCATGCCCACTTTTAGCTTCATTTATACAATAATTTAAATTAGTATAAATAACTGACTTATTTTCAAATGCTATAGTTTCAAATATTAAAGGTCTGTCAGATAGACTTTCAGAAAAGTTTTCCCACTGACAAAAAGGTAGACATACAGTTGATACCATATATTCTTTTGCCCCATACGTTATATTTATATCACAGTTATCTGAAGATAAATTAAACTTATCGTATTTAATTGCATCTTGCCTACCATTATTTTTATCAAGAAACTTACGGTATTGGGCTTTATTGCATTGTATAACTTTATCTGTTTCTTGGTCGTACCAATAATAATCATCATTTAATTTATTCATAACTCAACCCCACTTAAAAAATCTTCAATATTACTAAAAAACAACTATAAAGCAATAAAAGAATAACAATATAAAGTAATAATTGAGCATAGTTAGCTAAAATGAAGAATAACCCCATAAATATTGACGCTTGAAGATAAGTAAAAGTAATCTTAGACCCAGTAAAATCAACACCTTTTAGATTAGCCGTTTTCAAACTATCCCATCTAAAATAAACCCCTTTTAGATTAGCCCCTTTTAGATTAACCCCTTCAAGATTAGCATTTGAAAAATCTATTTCTTGATCTGCATATTCTTCCCTATATAAATTAAAAGTTTTAACATCTGTTTTAAGTAATTCAAGCAATTCTTTATTATTTAATTTATTCATAAATAACCCCCATTTAAAAAATCTTCAATATTACTAAAAAACAATTATAA